CAGTACCAGTGCGGTTTTCACCTCGGGGCTGTAACGGATCTCACGCGCCGCCGGAAAGAACTGCTGAACAAGCTGGAACACACCCTGCCCGATGCCAGTCGCATCGACGCCGATATACTCAACGGCATAACGATTGGTGAGTTCCTCGATGCTTTTGGCCTGCGCAGCAAAATCCATGCCCTTCCACTGGTGACGCTCGAGCACGCGGAACTTGCCGCCAGACACCACCGGCGGAGCGATCACCGCACAGCCTGCGCTGTCGCCGGTGTGCGACGGGTCGTAACCAATCCACACGGGACGATAGGCAAACGGTCGTTTCAGGTACGGGTCGAAGTCTTCCCACTCGTCCAGACTGTCCACCATGCAGCTCTGCAACTCAGCGAACGGGAACACCGATGCCTGATCGTCCACGAACTCACACATCAGCAGGTTTTCATATTCGGCGGGGCTATATTCCAGTTTCAGCTGTTCCAGGTCGAACAGGTTACAACCGCCTGACAGCGCATCTTCCACCGTCACAATCTGCCGCCATTGGCCGTCATCGCACAGCACGCCTTTCGACAGATGCGCGTGCGTCAGATCCAGGTCAATCCTGTCCGCTTTATTGCGACGGCCTTTGTTGAACAGTTCACCCGACCAGAACGGATAGGCGCTGTGTGCCAGACTCGACGGCGTGGAAAAATAAGTGCTACGCCATTTTTTATGCAGCGACATGCCAGAAGCCACTTTGCGCAGTTCCTGAAACTTAGGGATCCAGAAGTATTCATCCAGGTAAAGATTGCCGGTATAGCTCTGCGCGGTGCGTACGTTGGTACCGAGGAAAATCAGCCGTGCGCCGTTCGGCAGGACAATCGGGTCGCCTTTTAAATCGACGTCCACTTGTCTCGCAAAGTCGATGATGTAGTTTTTGAAAACGTGCGCCTGCGCCTTACTGGCAGACAGGAAAATCTGATTACGGCCGGTGGTCAGCGCATCAATCAGCGCTTCCCGGGCAAAGTAAAAGGTTGCACCTATCTGGCGGGACTTGAGGATGTTGCGAATACGGTGCTGAAGTCCGGCCTGATGCCATCCGCGTTGATACTCGAACGATGTCTCGATAAAGATATCGCCGAGCTTTTCGATGGCCTCATCACTGAAAACATTCTTATCGGGTGCCTTTCGTTCGCCCTTATTACGATTGGCAACGTTCGGATTTAAATCAGCCTCACTGCCGGTGTGGTTGTAACGGTTTACCCTTGCCAGGCGTTCAATCTGTCGACCTAACAGGTCGATCTCTTTGTAGTCCTTCCCCTCCTTTACATCTTTCATGACGAGCTGGATAAGCCGCGCTTCCATGCTGGTTTCCACGCGAGAAATGGGCGCAATGGCCTCCCACTGATCGCGAGTTTTCCAGCTCTGCACGGTCGGCGTTTTTTGGCTCAGCATTTCCCCGATTTGCCGCACGGAAAAACCCTGCCAGTAAAGCAGTGCCGCCTGTCGGCGCGGGTCGCTGATGATGGTGGAGTTTGAAATATTCATGCTGCCACGTTACCGGCCAGACAGCGGTTTTTCGCGCTGCCCACGTTGTGCCATCGGGCAACAACCCGCATCGGCTGGCGGCCTGCGGTGACTGTCTGGAAACTAACTCCTGTTCTCAACACTCATTACCGGAGTCAGTCACATGGCAAAGAAAGTATCGAAATGGTTCCGCATCGGGGTCGAAGGCGACACCTGCGATGGCCGCGAAATTGATGCTAACGACATCAAGCAAATGGCGGAGACGTACAGCGCGAAAGCCTACGGCGCCCGCGTTAATCTGGAACACATCAAAGGCGTCTTACCGACCAGTGATTTCCGCCGTTATGGCGACGTGATCCAGCTGAAAGCCGAACAGATTGATGATGCGGCTGAACCGCTGCTTCATGACAAATGGGCGCTGTACGCGATGATCAGCCCGACCGCGGATTTAACGCAGATGGTCGGCGACGGGCAGAAGGTTTACACCTCGATGGAGATCAAACGTAACTTCGCCAATTCCAATAAATCCTACCTGGTCGGTCTGGCCGTCACCGACGACCCCGCAAGCCTCGGCACTGAAATGCTGGAGTTCAGCCGTACCGCAAAACAAAACCCGCTCGCCGGTCGTAAAACCGATCCGGACAGCCTCTTCACGGTTGCCACCAAAGCACTGATTGAGTTTGAAGATGCGCCGGAAACCGCCCCTTCTCTTTTCGAGCTGGTGAAACAAAAGCTCTCACGTAAACAGGCGTCAGACGATGCCCGCCTGGCTGATGTCCACGAAGCTGTCAGCGAAGTCGCTCAATACGCTCAGACCGAACTGGATAAGCATGAAACCAGCCTGACCGATCTGCTGAGCCGCGTCGATACGCTGGAAAAATCCACCGCTACCGAACATGACGCCCTCACTGAATTGAAAGGCAAGCTTGCACAGACACCGGCGCAGAACTTTAACCAGCGCCCGCACGCAACCGGCGGCACAGGCGCTGACGAGACAGTGACCGACTGCTGATCCGACACCTTTAATTCACACTTAGGAAATACGTCATGAAAAAAGAAACGCGCTTTAAATTTAATGCGTTCCTCTCCCAGCTCGCCAAGCTCAACAACGTTGACGTCGGCACGCTGGACAAGAAATTTAACGTCGAGCCGTCCGTCACGCAGACGCTGATGACACGATTACAGGAGTCCTCAGAGTTTCTGACCCGTATCAACATCATTCCGGTGGACGAAATGATGGGCGCAAAAGTTGGCGTCGGCGTGACCGGTACGATTGCCAGTACAACCAACACTGATGCGGGTGACGAGCGTGAAACCGCTGATTTCACCAAGCTCGATCAGGAAGGCTATCACTGCACCAAAACCAACTACGACTTCCACTGGATGTACAGCAAGCTGGACTTATGGGCGCGATATAACGATTTTCAGACCCGCCTGCGTGACGCGATTATTAAACGTCAGGCTCTGGATCGTATCTTGGTCGGCTTCAAAGGTGTTTCCCGTGCACCGACGTCTAACCGCGTTCAGAATCCGCTGTTGCAGGATGTCGGCGTGGGCTGGCTGCAAAAATACCGCCTGAATGCCCCGACCAAAGTGATGGGCATGATTATCGCCGAAGACGGTACCGTGACCAATGAGGCGGTGAAAGTCGGTGGCGAAGGTGAGTACAAAAACCTCGACGCGCTGGTCTTTGATGCGGTGAATGAACTGATCGACCCAATCTATCAGGACGACACCGAGCTGGTGGTGATCTGCGGCCGCAAGCTGCTCGCGGATAAGTATTTCCCGCTGATCAACAAACAGCAGCCTAACACTGAGGCAATGGCCGCCGACCTGATTATCAGCCAGAAACGCATCGGCAATCTGCCCGCCGTTCGTGTGCCCGGCTTCCCTGCTAACGCCATGCTGATCACCCGCCTGGATAACCTGTCTATTTACTGGCAAGACGGCACACACCGACGCCACGTTGAGGAAGTACCTAAGCGTGACCGTATCGAAAACTACGAATCTATTAACGAGGATTACGTGGTGGAAGATTACGGCTGCGGCTGTCTGATCGAGAACATCGAAGTGACCGCCGAAGAAGACGACACAGCTGAAAAAGCCGAACTCAGCAAATTCACCTCGGCGATCGTTGATGCCATCAAAACTGCATCCGGTGCCACCGCACCGGCAGCTCAGGAGTAAGCCATGACCAGCCCTGCCCGACGTCATTTGTTGCGGCAGTCAGCTATCGAAGCCGCGCAGCAGGATACCAGCCTGCTGCGTCATGCCACCGGCTATGAACTGCTGCTGCAAAAGCTTAATGCTGACCAGAAAGCCCTGAAAAAAGCCTACTCCGCAGAGAAAAAGGCAGAACTCAAACGCAAGATGCTGCCCGAATATGTGCCGTGGGTGGCGGGCGTCCTCGCCGAAGGTAAAGGTGCGCAGGACGCCATCCTGATGACCATCATGATCTGGCGTATTGATGCCGGTGAATACGCCGGTGCGTTGGAAATCGCCCGCTATGCGCTGCATTACAAGCTGGTGATGCCGTTCGGCAAACGCCCCGCCGGTTATGCGCTGGCGGAGGAAATCGCCGACATGAGCACCCGCGCTCATGCTGCCGGTGAGCAGGTCAGTCTCGATGTACTCATGACCACGATGGAACTGACGGAAAGCCAGGACATGCCGGATCAGGTACGCGCCAAGCTGCACAAAATTACCGGTTACCTGTATCGCGACGCGGAGAAATTGCCGCTCGCCCTGCAACACCTGAAACGCGCCTTTCAGCTGAACAGCAACTGCGGCGTTAAAAAGGATATTGAGCGGTTGGAGTCAGCCATCAAAAAGGCAGCCAGCAGCTAAACAGAACGCGCCCCGCGCCGGACGGCACGCCAGCCGCGACAGGTCTGTGACCGCGTTCAACGCTGGCGTCCACCGTCCCCTATTCAGAGGTCACTATGTCTCTTGTTGTACCTGCACAAAAGCCGGACGCCGCGACGGAACCCGCGATTAAAAACACGTACTTCTGGCCGGATATCAGTCCGGTGGAGTTACGCGACACGTTGCGCCTGGAAGGAACGGTGACCGCCAAACGTCTGCGAGCCGTCATCAAGTACGCTCTGACTGAAGTGAATGCCGAGCTTTACAGCTACCGCGTCGCACAACTCACTCAGGGATACAAAACCCTTGCTGACGTCCCGGCAGACCAGATTGATGACGAAAGTATCAAAGTCTGCGCCTATCTGCGGGCGGTTTCATCCATCACAGCTGCCATTCTGGCGGAACGATATCCGAACAGTGATACCACCGATGCCGGCAGTAAAAAGGCAGAGATTGTCGAAAGCACGGTTGATGAACTGTGGCGTGATGGTCGCAATGCGATCAGCGATGTCGCTGGCGTGTCGCACTGTGTGATCGGGCTGCTCTGATGAAGGTCTATGCCGAACAAGGTGACACCGTAGATTCGCTCTGCTGGAGATACTACGGGCGCACGGAATCGGTCGTTGAACACGTTTACACGGCTAACGTTGGCTTAGCCGCACAGGGGGCAATTTTGCCCCATGGCTACGCGGTAGAGCTGCCGGACATAAGCCTGCCCGCAGTCAGTGAAACCGTCTCACTTTGGGACTGATGACCATGGAGCGCATCACCTCGTTTATCTGTTATTGCATTGCCGTGTTTCTGGCCTGGCTGGGGGGTATGTCTTATCAGGATATTGCTTTTTTAGTCGGTGCCGCCGTCGGCGTCGCGACCTTCCTGGTGAACTGGTACTACCGGCGCAAAACCTATCGCCTGTTGAAAGCAATGGGCATCAGTGGAGAAATCAATGCAGCCATCAATCGTTAGACGCTGCGCCGTCGCTGCCGTCCTGGCAATTGCCGCGCTGCTGCCGCAAACGCCGACGTTGAAAACCTCCGCCGCCGGTCTGGCACTGATTGCCGATTTTGAAGGCTGCCGCCTGTCGGCCTACCAGTGCAGCGCGGGCGTCTGGACAAACGGCATCGGGCACACCGCAGGCGTGAGACCGCAGACCCACATCAGCGAACGACAGGCCGCCGTGAATCTGGTGGAAGACGTGATGCGGGTGGAGAAAGGCATTGCGCGCTGTATGCCGGTTGCCATGCCGCAGCCGGTATATGACGCCGTGGTGTCCTTTGCGTTTAACGTCGGCGTGACGGCGGCCTGCAAATCAACGTTAGCGTTTTTCATCAACAAAAGTCGATGGCGTGACGCCTGCGAGCAGTTGCCGCGCTGGGTGTTTGTGAAGGGCGAGCGCGTCACCGGTCTGGAACGCCGACGCGCGAATGAGCTGGCCTACTGCCTGCGGGGTGTCTGATGCGCATTGTGATTGTTTTATTGCTGGCAGCCTGCGCGCTGGCGGGGCTGCAAACCTGGCGTATCGCTGGCCTGACTGAAAAAGCCGACCAGACGCAGCGCATTATCGGCACGCTGTCCGCCGGTATTGAAAGCCGAGACAACACCATTAACTGCCTGAGCGATGAGGCCGTGACGCGGGAACGCCAGGAACAAAGCCTGCGCACACAGCTCTCACAAGCGGGGCTGTTAGCGCGGGATCGTGAAATTCATCTTCAAAGGTTACTCAATGAAAATCAGGAAATGCGCGATTGGTATAGCGCTCGCCTGCCTGACGGTATTGGCCGGATGCACCAACGCCCCGCCTTTGCCAGCGCCGCAGATTATTTACGTTGGCTGTCCGGCGGTAACGAGTTGCCCGATACCGGCAAGCTCACCGGCCACTAACGGCGACTTGAGCGCCGACGTCAGAAACCTGGAGGCGGCACTCACAGCCTGCGGCCTCCAGGTGGAAGCGGTCAAACAATGCCAGGAGGAACACCGTGTTAAAACCCGCTCAACTGCGAAAAGCCTTAACTGATGCCGTGCCGGTGCTGCAAACCAGCCCCGACACATTGCGGATGTTTGTGGATAACGGGCGTATCGTTTCCACGTTAGCCAGCTCGCTGTCGTTTGAATACCAGTATCAGACGGAACTGCTGATCACCAACTTTACCCAGGACTGCGATCTGATTATTGTCCCCATTTTGGCCTGGCTACGTGAGAACCAGCCGGACATCATGGCGACACCGGAAAAGCAGCAGACCGGCTTTAAATTCAAGGCCGATATGCTGGATGATGGTTCCTACGATATCGCTATTGACGTGCAACTCACCGAGCGCGTGATCGTCAAACAAGTTGATGCCGGTCTGTACGTTGAACACTTTCCGGAACCGCCCCTGCCGGAGCCGGTGGAAAGGCCGCGTGAACTGTACCTGCACGGCGAGTTAGTGAGCCAGTGGAATGAGTGAACTGTCAGTGTTTGATACCCGCCTGGCTGGACTGATTGACGCGCTGTCACCGCAAAGCCGTAAGGCGATGGCGGCAACCATAGCGAAGCGTCTGCGCAAACATCAGCAGCAGCGTATTAAGCAGCAGGTTACACCTGACGGTCAGCCGTTCACGCCACGCCGTCCGCAGCCTTTGCGGGCAAAGAAAGATCGCATTAAGCGGGAAATGTTCGCCAAACTGCGCACGGCAAAATACATGAAGGCCAAAGGCACCGCAGACGACGCCGTGGTGGAATTTACCGGACAGGTTCAGCGCATGGCGAAGGTGCATCAGTACGGGCTGCGGGATCGTCCGTCTGTCCGTGCAAAAGAAATGCAGTATCCGGCGCGCCCGCTATTAGGGCTGGCTGCGGAGGATATGAAGATTGTGGAGGATGAATTGCTAATTTGTATTAGCACAGGTTTGACCTGACACAACTACGGTACAGAGCCAAACCTAATCTGATAGGCAGCTTTGTGCCAAAAGCGGAAGTTGCAACAACGGCCTAATCTTAGTCAGTAAGGTAGGGGTTAACAATTCAACATTGCTATCTGACCGATGTATCGACAACAGGGGACAGGTCACAATGCTTAAGCATGGTAAAAAAATTTCATCAATGATGATCATATGTTTGAATTGTAATCAAAATGCGTGTTTTTCTAAGCCCGCGGCGCATAAATAAAAAATGATTACGAGCATTAGATAATGTACAATCCATTCAAAAGCCACTTATCGGTGACTTTTCTCCGATAACATGCATTTTGTAGAGGTGTATCATGCTTGTAAGTCTAAAAATCGAAAATTTCAGGTCTATCAGAGACCAAATTGAGTTCACAACAATTGCTGCTCAAGGTAGCAATCACTTAAATGATCATCTAATTCAGATCAAAGATGAAAGCTTTACATTAGTAAGGTCATCAGGCTTCTATGGCCCTAATGCATCAGGGAAGTCAAATGTTTTAAGGGCGTTTGCTGCGCTTAGGTTTCTTGCTGAGGATTCTGGAACTTTCAAAGAGAAAGAAGAAATATTGTGTTATGAGCCCTATGCTCTCTCAGAAAAATGTAAATCGATGCCAACAAAATTTGAAATCGATTTTTTTGTTGGGGAGTTAAGATATATTTACAAAATACATTACAATAGAGTTGAAATTACTTTTGAATCATTGGATTGTTATTTTTCAAAAGTACCTTCCAATCTCTTTTTAAGAGGTGAATCTGGCTGGGAAAACATAAAATTCGGAAGCCAATTTAAAGGTGGAGTAAAAAAAATCCCATTCTTTAAAAATAATTCGTATCTTTCTAAAATTGCAGATACCGCATCTTCACCTGAAATAGCAAAATCCATTCGTGATTTTTTTGTAAATAAAGTTATATATTTAGATATGGAAAGCACGCCAAATTTAAGCTTTCTCAAAAATGAGAAATTGAAGGATATTTTCACTAAGACTACTGGTGATTTTTTAAGTTTGGTCGATACTGGAATAACAAAAATCACTGTTGAAGAAAGAGATGTTGATATAAAACTTCCGGACAATATCCCTGAAGAAACAAAACAAGACATTCTGTTTAGGAATAGATTGAATATACTTTTCTCTCATCAAAACGAAGATGGGGACGAAGTTTATCTTGAACTTGAAGATGAGTCTGACGGAACTAATAGACTATTTGAACTCGCGCCTGCGATTACTTCTGCTTTGACATCACGAAAAATATTAGTTATTGATGAAATGGAACATAGTTTACACCCTCACTTAGCTTCAATGGTGTTGAGGTTGTTCAATGATAGTGAATTAAACAAATTTGACTCTCAGTTGATTTTCTCAACGCACAATATGGATTTGATGAAACCTGAAAAAATGAGACGGGATCAAATTTGGTTCTCAGAAAAAACAAAGGGCAACACTAATATATTTTCTTTGGATGACTTTGAAAAAGATAAAGTAAAAGCATCGTCACCATTTAATAAATGGTATGATGAAGGACGATTTGGTGGGACTCCAAGTATTAATTACGCAAACCTAAAAAAATATTTTATTAAAATTCAGTCAGTGATGAATGGTGTAAATGAGAAAGATAACAGCGATAACAAAAATGTTTTTGGCGAAATTGAAGATTATTAATAAACTTTGAATTAATAAGGATGTTTTATGGCTAGAGAAATTAGAAAATTAAAGCGCCTAATGCATATTATTTGTGAGGGAGAGAAAACGGAGCCAAATTACTTAAGATCATACATTGAAGATAAAGCGAAAGACAAAACTAAAGTTATTGAAATACCTGATTTAAAAATTAATACACCAGTACAATTAGTGGATGCTGCAGTCAAGTGCAAAGATAGCTCTGCAACCTCTGATGAAGATGAGTTCTGGGTAGTATATGACCGTGAATCAATTATCAAATACCCTCATACCTTACATGCGAAGGCTTGGGATAAGGCACGTGCAAATAATATTAACATAGCTTTATCAAATGTTTGTTTTGAACTTTGGGTACTGCTTCACTTCCGCTTGCATGAGGCGCCGCATGATAGCTATGA